TTATTCTAGTTCGCTATTCACTCTTGCGGTAATTGTAGTAATCATCTCATCCTCATCAACAAGAAAAGGAATTTCTTCTTTCTTAAATCTAAATAGTTTCTCATTACCATCAACACTAGCGTTGATTGTTCTTCCATTGTAGTGTTCTCCGACTGCTCGTGTTGGTTGCCCGACTTGTGGGTTTTTAAACTGGATTGTGCTCTTCCGAATAATAATTTCCATTAGACTGATTCCTCCATATTTGTTATTTCTTCTACTTCCATAATCTCGTCTACTTCAAACACATAAGTTTCACCACGCCAGCTCTCGCCGATCTCTCGCTCTACACCTTTGACGTGCCAATCTTGTACATTATCATCGTTACGAGTACCAATGACGAGGGCTTTGTACTTTCCTGCTTTTTCGCATGTTACTTTAAGTGTATCACCTTCAACAACCCCATAAGCTCTGCCAAAATGCAAATGACCATTTACCCACACGTCTACATTGGTGTTTAAGTGCTCAAAGTAATCTGGCAAATGTATCTCTACAGTTTGGCTATCTTTTGTTGCTTCAAGAGTATAGCGATAAAGTGTGTCGCCAGGCGTTGGGCTCTCAACAGCTCCATGTCGTATGACGTGCGTATTTTTCTTTACTGGATGAGGATGCGGTATTTCAAAATTTTTAGTACCTTGGACGGAAAATGATCCAGGAACTAACCAAGTATCTGTATTTCCATTACCAGAGCCCAAAATTCCCTGCGAATTATTCAATGCAGTTGCGTTACTTCCAAGTGCTACCGAGCCTGCTCCTTCTGCTGATGACAAAGGCCCAATTGCTATACCAAATGCTTTTGTGGTTTTTGCGTTACCACCTAGTGCAATTGACGCCAAGTATGCATTTGACTCTTGACCTATTGCGACAGCACCACTGTCTGAGCTTGATTTTTTCCCCATCGCAACTACGTCACTTACTAATTTATCATTAACTTGTTTAACTGCATTAGCGGTAGCAGCTAGCGTCTCACTTGTACTCGTTACACTGCTTGATAACTGCACATGTCCCTTTTTAGTCAAAGACGCATCTTCCGCCAAATGTGCAGCAAAGTCACTTTGTTTAGCTGCTCCAATTTGTTCAGGCGTTACGTTAATATCAAGCTCAGATATTTTTTGATCAACATAGCTTTTATCAGCCGCCTGCTCCTGCAGCTCTTTCAAAGCTTCATATGTTGTATACTGCTGCCAGTTAAGCCAATCAGCAGGTGGGTGGTCTTCTACTTCCCAACCAATATTCAATTTTGATAACGGCGGCTTAATCCCCGGTGCATTCCACATCGGAAGTTCTTTCACAAATCCCATCAGTATCCCTCCTTAAATCGGTAAATCTACGTCGTTACCTGGAACATAAACTATCCCTAAAGTTCCGCCGGTTGTCATGCTTACATCAGCTAATCCAAGTTGGCTTTTCTCTATTTTATTTCGAAATGAGGATAGTCTGAATGTTCCAGGCATTTCAATTTGTGCGACACGTACACCAGCTGCAACAGTCCGCTGCACAATTCGAGCGAATTGATAAGGCGACATACCCACAGCATTTAAGCGTGACACTGGCAGCCGTATGAGTCCGATCGCTGCTGGCTCAGGTTCTGATGGATCATTCCATTTCTCTTTAATTCGTATTTCAGCCGGATCACAGTCCAGAGCCAAGGCCAATACATCAATAATTGTATTTATGTCGCCACGAGACAAATTTCGAGCAATCTTTGACTTAATCAGTACCCGGTAAACCTCGTCAGTCGATGCACCACGAGGCTGTACGATATTTTCACCAATCCGATCGAGTGTAACCCCGCGAGCCTTATCAATATCTCGCCATTCTCGCATCGTCTCAAATGTATCTCCAAGGTCTTTTAACTGTTGCTGCAAGATAGAAATAAGACGTCCTAAATTGCTGTTTGGTTTTTTATTGTAGTTGTCCGTGAGTTTTGCAAGAAACGCTTTCAAGCTAAACACTATGAACCACCTCTATTTCTGCAGCAGATGTCTGTGCTACCTGAAAAATGGAGATGTTTATATTCTCTGACCGGTGAGCTTGTCCATTTACCTTGATCTCGTATGAGACGTCTGTTGTTCCTTCTACCTTCAATGCAGTTGCTACTAGTTGAGAGAAGACTACACTTTGACCCATGTTCAGTCCTACATAAATTGACCCATCCTCATCATTTCCACCAATGTACCGAACAAGTTCGCTACATATACGGCGATCACCGTCAATCGGAAAACGGTTATCAGTACCAATTAACACTTTCAAGCTGATTCTAACCTCTTCAGCGCGACTGAATTTAACTGTATGCGGCTCGCCAGCAATATCCTTTCGGATAATCTCAATATCACCAAACGGCTCAATTCCAGCCGCCTTGGTATTGAGAATGGTTTGTGCGATATCGTTGTCATCCCCACCTAACAAATAACATTGAAATGACTTACCAGGACGTCCAGCGCCGTCAGTTTGTAAGGAATTGTTTTCCACAACTGCTGCAGCACGGACACCAAATACTCGCAATAATGCCCCTCGTAATGAATCCAGCGTGGCCGCACCGCCACCAGCAACAGATAGGCGAAATCGTTCGCGAAATTCTGAATCTGTCTCCTTCTCGCGTCCGCCAGTTGAAGGTGCAGGATTTGTTACCGCTGTAATGTCTGGGACCGGATTGATTATCTCTGTAATGGTTCCGGCTGCAACATTGCTTTGTATACCTGGTTTCTTCCCCCTGACCTTGACCATTCCTCTCCCGTTGCTTTCAAGAGTAATGGAATTGAGCGTTTCAAACAGCACTCCGTTCTTTGTACCGAAGACTGTGCTAATCGCGACAGTGTAACCAGCCGTGCCTTCAATTTGCACTTCTCCGGTTGCCGGCCGCTGCGGTATGCGTGTAATGCCAACATACGCACCTAGTCGGTCTAAGCTAGTGCCGATTGCTGTGCCAACGTATGCGCTATTGTAAACGGACTCGGCGAGTGACCATGCCATTGCGAGGAACCAGGCAAATATCCGCAAAATAATACCAAGTGGCGATCGTACAGCAGTGTTTACTTGTTCCCCGAACGCTTCGCGAGCTTTTCCCTCCATTTCATCGAATAAGTCAGCAAATCTCCTACGTTTAAATCCCCGTTCGTCAAGCATCTACTTTCACCCCGCTTTCTATCCTGCTGCCATCTTTTCCGGTAGCAATAAAATAGATCGCCAGCTCACGAGCTCTGCGATCCCGATTAATCGTTATAGATTCGACCGTTGCGATTTCAGGAATTTGTCCCAACCCCTCACGTACAACCGCTCGCGCTTCGTCGTCTGTCACGCCTTTACCGAGAAGCGCCTTGAAGTCGATGCCGTGCGATGGATTCAAGAACCATTCCCCGATGTTCGTGCTTAATACACGGTCGGCGCATTGATCAATTTCGTGTTTGCCTTCGACGGTAACAAGCTCACCATTTTCAAATACGATATCGCCGTCGATCACCTTTAAAGAGAGCACGGAAACACCCCCACAATGACCGCATCATTTATGTCATGTTTTCTTGACGTAGCTGGAGAAGCAGACTTCCCAGAAGATGATCTTTGAATGTCAGTGTCGCAGCACACGACAAGCACAACATCACCATTCTTTAACGCTGGCTTATAGACTCGTTCAACACCATCTACCTCTAAACGCTGGCCTAGTGCCGATACGTCTTGAATAACAGGCTGCTCAGCGCCATCTACCTTTACAAGAGGCTGTACCGTTGCTGTTTTACCATCAAACGAAATAACACGACATGGAATTGCGACATGTAGAGATCTCAACTCTTTATCGATCCATGCCGTCAGAAACCTATCAATCGCATTCAATATATCGCCTCCATTTCTGTTGTGAACGTTTGAATATTGAATGTGTGCTTGCCAGCTCTGACATACAGGACAGCATTTGCAATTCGCGACTGCAACTGCACGATTGATCCTTTCGTGACGGGATGGCTAAACTGGCTTGTCAGTTTATACCCCTTGCCTCGTTCATCTTCGAACGGCTCCGGGTACCCAATCAGTCCCGTATCTGGTGATAGGACAAGGACGCTACCTTGTGTGGATACCGGTGTAACAACAAGCTGACCGCGATCAATATATGCCTTTGATCCGCACTCTCTCGCGACTTTACGAATGATATCGAGCGGCATGCCATTGACAGCATAACCTGAATTAAAAACTACGTCCTTAGTCACAAGTTTTGCAATCGGAATGCCAGCTGAAGCAGCTAAATCGCGAATAATATAATTTCCGTTCGTGCCCTTGGCGTATGCTTTTTGTACCGAACTTCCTATAATTCCATCGATAACATTTATAGTAGTAATTTTATCTGGTCCCATGAACTGCGTCGCAACTTTTGAGATCGTTCCTACTAAGGTAACACCGACATCTCCCTCATACCCTGCATTAATTACGACAGCTGTACTGCGACTAAACCGCGCGATTGTAGATTCAGTCAAGTTGTAGATTTTAATTTCACATTCATCCGGTGTGCTTTCATCCGTAAATGGAATTGAAAACTCGATGGTAAACGAATTATTAGCGAATTTTTGATCACCGATTGTCACCTCTACGAAGCGCTTGAAATTCATAAGGCACCATCCTTTTCAACGACAAACAAGAAGACGGATTCGCTTAAATTCGACCATGTAACCACTGTCTCATTGTTAGCCTCGTCACACGGAATTAAGTCGACACTCGGCAAACGTGTATCTGAAAAATCAGCAAAAAGCGGTGAGCCATATACAAGTTGCTCACCGCTTACAATCAATTCCTGATCCTTGTACAAATCAACGGAAAAGGAGTCTGATACCGCATTATAGTCGACTAAAAATGAAAATAGCTCGCTACAAAGCACGATTTCGAAACGGTATGGGATCATGTTTTTTTTGATTTCAATTACTCTTCCCATATCGACTTACCGCCTTTCCCCGATCCTTTTTCGACCGGTTGCTTTCGCCCAGCATCAGCTACTTTCGCAACTTGAGTCCTTACCTCAAATGACAAACCACTCGTATATTCTGGAGTTGCAATTCGTATTTCAACTAGAGACATGGTAAAGCCACATCCATTGGCCGTTTTGTAACCATGATCAGTCGAAAATGACTCTATGACGCCAGAAAACAAGTTCCTGCCGACATATTTCACGATTTCGCCTTTCGACCATAAATCAAGAATCCTCTGTCGACGTTCAGCGGCATCTGAACCTAGAATAAACCCGCTGATTTTTAGTGTTTTGGCGCGTTGCCTGACATGATCAGTTAAACTGATTCCAGACTCTACAGGTTGCTCAGTTACATCTGATGCATATTCTGGTGATTCTTTCTCGGCCATGATCTGTATATCATTTATCTTCGCCAAGCAATCAACCCCCTTGCGGTACGAGCCCGTATCTGCGCATTAGACTCTCGAATACGTCCTCTACTTGTTTCGCTACGCTTTGTCCTACGTTGGCATCGCCGCCGTTCACGCTTATTTGAAATACCGGACTAATCTCAGCGTTGCTATTTGATGTGTTGTTCGTTACTGTCGATGGAGACGATGAGGGTGTAATGCTAGATAAATAGTCGTTATCGCGATATGGCTCAACAGCCGAATCAGCCACTTTTTCTGACGCCTGAACGACGCTGTTGTTCTCTTCCATCCCGACTGCTAGACCTTCCGATGTCCAGAAACCAACTTCCATCATTAGACGAGAAGGCGATTTGATACCAAAGAAGTCGCAAAATCCGTCTTTAATAGAAGATCCGATATCCTTGATCGTATCCCAAATAGCACCAGCGGCATTTTTGATACCGTCAATCATACCTTGAAGAATATTCTTTCCAATCTCGAAAAGGTCGAAGTCCGCAAAGAAATCCCCAATCGCATTAAATATTCCGAAAATCCAATCTTTAAAGGCATTCCATTTTTCGCTCAGCCAATCGGAAATGCTACCCCAGTTCTTGAAAACATATATAACTCCAGCGATAGCAGCTCCAATTGCTACAGCAATGGCGATGATTGGTAACCAAGGGGCAATCGCCGCCCATCCAGCGGTTGCTGCAGCCCATAAAGATGGAACAAGAGCTATACCGATAACAAGTGCGAACCCGCCGAGTGCAGGTCCGAGAATATCAATATTTCGCGTAAATAATCCGATACCTTCCCAGACGGTTTCGATAACTGGCCCTAGTACTGATCCTAACGCATCAGCTAGGCTTTCAACGAACGGCATAGCTTTCTCTATGCCAGAAGCAATTTTCGAAATAAACTCCCCAACCTTAGGAATCCATTTACCGAATGTGTCCAGCATCTTCTTGCCGATCGGCTCTAAAGCGATCATCATCTTGTTTTTAAATGTATTCCATTTGTCGCTTAGTGTCTCTGTATCAGCGTAGGTCTGATCAATGGCACCGGAAGAATTTTTTATTTGATCAACTAACGATCCGAGCTCGAACCTTCCTTCCCTAATTGCCGCAGCCATGTCTGGTCCTGCCTTGGCCCCAAAAGCCTCCATAGATAGTGCCGTTGCTTCGCCGATCGTCTTCGCTTCTTGGATTTTCTTCGTAATAACATCAAATGCTTTGCGCGTATCCTTAACTCCGTCTTTCGCCATTTTACCAAGAGCGATACGCATTGAACCGGCAACAAGCTCAGTATTGACTCCTTCTTTTTCCCACTTTGCCATTAGTCCTGCGGATGTGTCGAAGTCGAACCCGAGCTGACGAAGAGGGCCGCCATACTTGGTGAGGTTTTCGGCAAGTGATGTTATACCAGCACCAGTTTGTTGGGACAGGACAAATAATTTGTCCAAAGTTGCCCCACCCTGATCTGCTGCCATAGACCAATCACCCATCATGCGAGGTACAGATGATGACAATGCATCCGCCCCTTCTGTGGTTAAGGCGGTAAGGCTTAATATTTTCCCCGACATATCTTCAAGCAGAGGTCCAGTTGCTCCTGTTCTCGTATTGATGTCAGCCATGACTTGTGCTACTGTATTCAAATCATCAGGAACATTAGCGCCAAGGTTGCGATAACTTTTCAACAGTCCGTCTAATTGTTCTCCTGTCGCCCCTGTCCCCGACTTGATAATTCTGAATGAATCTTCTGCCTGTACGCCAGCTTTATAGGCTGCGACTCCAAACCCTGCGATACCAGCAACAAGTGTTCCTCCAGCAATCCTCCCAACAGTTGTAATGGATTTACCAAGCACTCCGAATTTGCTGTTGGTTTGATCGGCTACATTGCCAAGTCCAAATGTCTTGCTTTTGATTCCATCAATTTGTTTATTCGCTTTGGTTAGCTCATTGCTTGCTACTTTAAATCCAATAGCAAACATCAGATTACCGATTGCGCCCATGTATTAACCACCACCTATGCAAAAAAGAAGAAATAGCACCCGATATGGACACTATTTCTTCTTCTGCTTCTCAATTAGTTCGATGTGGATATCTAGAGCTGCATTCGCTTCTGCTAAATCTTCCGGGCTCATTTTATCGAGGTCGGAATAGGTGATATTCATATCACTCAACAGCAGCCGCCACATCGCCCAATTCCGTTGAGCTTTTTCACGTGCCTCAGCCTTCGTCAGCATTGCTTTTATCGTCGTCTACACCTTCCATAAAAGACGCCGCAGCTCCGATTACATCGTTGAATTCTTGTTTGTTATCACCAAAATAATCCCATGTAATCTTAGGCGAAACGATGACATGCTGCATCATTTCTTCAGCGATTTTATATTCCTGCTGTACACCGTGCTTATTTTTACATCGATCGCTGATCTGAGATGCCGATCTTACACCAGGATGCTGAAACGTATATTCTTTTCCGCTTTGCGAGACATATTTCCTTTGTTTAAACATTGTTTTCACTCCTATTCGAATTTAAGATCAAGCGCTTGGATTTCATATTCGCGGTCAGCAACTTCTTTACCATAAGAACGAGTCGCTGGTTTCTTTACGAATGCCTCTGTTGCTGTTGCCGTCTCCTTTGGATCGCCAGCATAAATCACGCTGATCGGAAACAACTTACCAGAGTTTGCTAAGCGATCTAGCATTGATACTTGAGGGCTTACAGAGAGTAAAGTGACTTTAATCGTACCAAGATTGTTATTGATTCGCGCCACAGCTACGTCACCCTGCGCACCTACTTTTGCTTCCTGATTGTCTTCATCCTTATCGACCTCGACCATATCTTCACCGAGCCCTGTTAAGTATACGCCACCGACAATGACGGTCGTATTCTTTGGATCATAAACTTTTGCCATTAGTCATCTCTCCCTAGTATCGGACTACTCCGTTAATTCTTGCCCCGTGTATTGCACCAGCGAGCTCGTACCAAAAGTTTCCCTCACGGTAGACGCGTTTTGCTCGATCTTCCGGATCAACGGCTTCTCGTGGCTTGAAGTCAGTGCCATACAAGCCAATACCGTCTGCATCATTCGCGATAATTCCTTGATTGTTTGCGCGCTGTAGGACAGATTTGACAATACCTTCAATCAGCGAAATTCCTTGTGTAGTGTAAGGAATTTTGCCTGAGTTATTAAGCAGTTTTTGCACTTCGTATTCGATAGTAAACTTGACGAAATCATTTGAATGAATGACGTCGATGTACTCGCCAGATACAGTCTTTCCTTCGCTTGTCACGTTGTCGCCAGATTTTATGACGTATGTGATCGCACCAGTATCATGAATTGCACGAAGTTCAGTAGCATCGATGTCAAGCGGTTGAATCCCTGCCAGTGTCTTGAATTTCCATGTTACCGAACCAACAGGGGCGCTTCCAGCACGTCCAACGAGAGCAGCGTCAGGATAATTGTTCGTAGTGGTATGGTAAAAAACAGCGGTGTTGTCATATTTCTTATCCTTGATCGTTTGCGCTTCTTCCTTGCTGCTCGACCGCGCAACAAAAATCTTTCCTTTTGCCTTCTCAATTTCGTCAGCAAGTTCGATGATGCTTGCGACCGTATCTTTTGTGTAAATTAAGAAATACCAATCGCGATCATAGACAGATTTCAATCGATCGGACAACGTTTCAGTCGCTGCAGCAGTACTGTTGTGACAAGTTATAGCGATTTTAGCAGGTGCGTAATCTCCTTGTGCGAAGATCGCTTCTGCAGCCTTGTATTCGTCCGTACCTTTGGCATAATCAACCTCGACCATATCTAGGTCGGAATACTCTTTGTAGTCCTTTCCTCCAGACTTAGAACCGAGAATAAGCGGTGTGCCGAATCCAATTCGTCCTCTCGGTTTTTGTACGTCAATGACGACAATTACGTCACTTATAGATGCCATTATTTGAATACCCCCTTGGTTTCAATTTGTTCAATCGTTTCTTTTGAAGTTGAAACGATGCTTAGTACCCGAATACGCACATCAAAACCGTTCCGTCTCTCCCATTCATCCCCAATCTGAATGTCACGATTGCGTATGTCACCTACATCCACCGCAACAAGTCCAGCATTATTCAGTGATTCATAGCCGGACACGCGAAACCAATCATGTGCGCGCATCGCGTTATCGATGCTCCCCTGCCGTGTATCCGCATATGAGTTCATACTAATCAGCATTTCCGGCTGCTCAATGTACCCCATGTCGATACCGCTCATATCTACGACTGGGTAATAGTCAGGGTAAATTGCTGCTGTCGTGAAATTGAATGCGAGAAATGGGTACGGCGGGATCAGTGAAGACTCATTTGCTTCGATTACGAGAACATTAAGATGCGATTCTAGTCCGTCTGCGATTACTGCTCGAATTTGATCAAGATCAACCATGTGTAGTCACTCGCTTTGCAAGATACTTCTTAAAGTCGGCATATTCGGAATAATCCACGGTCTTATCGATCGTAAAAATCCCTCCATCTCGCTCAATCTGATCTCCATTATTGAGCGGAATGAGCGAATAAATCGCTCTATCATCCATCGTGTAACGACCACCTTCGAGTTGTAGAAGTCTAGCGTCGATTGGTAAAATGACTACTTCTAATGTGATGCGCTCTGGAGGTAATTCTACATATTTTCCGCTTTTCCATTTTCCTGATTTACGGATAAGTATGCACTTCACGGTATAGCGCTTGATTATGTTTGAAAATCTACTTTTTCGCACTTTTTGGCCTCACCTCGAATTGAATCGCTTCACGCATCTGATTTGTATTTATAAGTGGCTTTGTATTCCTATCTTTTTTGCGCGCAATCGTTTCCGGTTTAAGTGGCGGATCTTGGAGCTTATCGAAATAGGTAGTAACCCGATCAATAGCTATTTCACCAATCGCACTCATAAAAGCTTGAACATCTTCACCGTTTTCAACCACACCATTGATTCCATTACGTACAATTTTTGATATCTTGGCTGAACCTTTTACCATGCCAGCGCGTAGAAACGATCGTTCTGGAATACCTTTCTTCACCGATCCGTACTCTTGGATCGCTGCCACCTGAGCGAGTTCATTGTCATCAGAAAAAACGCCAACATATACTTCGTTCTTAATAAGTTCTTTCAACTGTTCGAGAATTGCCGGTATTTGATTCGTTTCTTCGACGATGATATTCGCCTTACGCGTTCGCTTCTTCTTCGGTTTTACACTCATACCCATCTACCTACATAAGGATTAAGCAATGAGATAACTACAGCTGGCAACTCACCTTCATAGTCTGAATAGGAAACAGAGATATCTCCAACTCGTTCCGATTTCACACCAACAGGCGTGTTTACAAAATGCTGGACAAGGAAGATACAGGCAAGCTCCACCGCCTCAGGAAGTGTACGCGGATTATCAGTAGTCGCTTCGCTCGGAAGGACGTAGCCTGCCTCGTATGTCACCGTGAGGTTGTGTGCTCCTGATGGCCATTTATCTCGGTATACCATCCCATCAGATAATATCTGATAGCCATTTACTGGCTCATTACCATTTTTGATTGATGTTATCTCTATTACCGGATAATTCCGGAGGCTGATGTAATTCCAACCACCGGAATGTATTTCGATATATGTTTGCCGCCTGAATGATCGCTTGCAGTGGTTCTCAACAGCCTGTGAAGCAGCGAGGATTTGAAGTGTCAGTGTGCCATCCTGGGAATCATCCTCAACGGATAAAACCTTTTTGACCTTTTCAAGCGTAGTCAACATGCATGATCACCCCATTACGGAAGGGAAATTTCGCCGTATATCATTGCCTCATCGTCCCACTTAACAACATCTTCACGATCAATGACGCGTGTCTTCGTAGTATTCGTTTCAAACGCTTTGCCACCGATGTTTGTCGTCAATATGCTGATTTCTTGACGGTCAAAGATAACTACGGATTCCTGAAGATCACCGATAATCATTGGTGCCTTCTTCGTAGTTGTGCCAGAAGTCGGTAACAAACGATTCGCCATAACGACAACAGGTTTTCCAAAGATTAGATTACGCGTTGGTTGTGTAGGGTCAGGCTGCAAGAGCGGACGACCGAAACCGTCTTTTAATGTGTCCAAGAAATTATATCCATCTTGGTTAGTTACGATAATCGCACTGGACGCGATCAATGGATCCAACTCTACGTTTAATACCTTTTTGATGTCGTCAATTCCGGATAATGCAACTTTCTTGAATGTTTTCATGATGTCGAGAATCAACTTGTTATCTGTAATGATTTCCTTACGAGCAATCCATTTCGCAATGAAAGAAAGGATGTTTTCCGGGCTGTCAGCAAGAAGGTTATTCGTCAGCGTCATGATACCGCCGTAATCCTTAACGGTGAATGGAACTTGCTTCACCTTCGGGTTGTCAAGGTCGGATAGTTCCGTATTTTCAGCCGTGATTTGTGTTAATGGAGTAATGTCAGTGAATTTTTCCAACACTCTTGAACCGCTCAACGTTGATACGGGAACCATAGTTACATAATCAGATAATGCAACGTACTGACGTTTAATCTCGTTAATCATCACTTGAATATCAGGTGGTATTAGGAATCCGCCATCTTCACCAGAAGTAGAGTTCATTGCCCGTCGCTCAGAAAGAATGGACCGTTGTTGATTCGTTAAATCTTTCCCACGAATCAATTGCACGAATGCATCACGATGTTCACGGTTTAATTCTTCAACTGAACGTGTTGAAGCTCCAGGCTCAACAATTGGCGCGACAGCAGTTGGATTAACCGTTTGACTCATGTGGCCTTGCAGTTCTCTCGTCTCAACGAGCACGTCCAATTGGCTGCGCATCTCTTTCGCTTCGTTTGTAGCTTTACGAGCTTCTTCTGTCTTTCCTGTTTCTGCTAAATTGCGGGCTTCTTCTAATTTCGCTGCCAGCTTCTGTCGTAATTCGCGTTCTTTTTCATCCATGGATAATTACCTCACTTTATGTTTTTTGGAAAATAAAAAATCGATCACTAGGCAATGCCTAAAAGATCGATCTCAATCAGTAATTTATCTAATTCTTGTTTTCTTCTAAGCTCGTTCTTGTAGTTTTCGAAACTTCGATTCGAGACAAGTGATTCTGCCTGCACATATGCCGCATAGGTAACCACGCTGACATCGTATATTCGTTTGATCTTTGTGATTGTTCGTTTATACATGCCTAAATTGTGGTCATAATCCCAATTGTCTCCGTCATTATCGTAGTCAACCTGAAATGCGAAGCTAGATTGATTGACGTCGCCACGCTCCATGACTACGATTAGGTCATTTGCGTATGTTGTATCGGGAGGATCTGTTTCGTAACGCAAACCGAAATCGTCGACCGATAACTTAAGAGTTCCTGAAGTGTTGCGTCCCAATACCTTACTACTTTCGTGGTCGATCAAACATCGAACGTCGCTCATGTCTGCCTGATCTAGAGCGCCTGGTTCAATTCTTTCAATGAAACCTCCAAGATCTTGGGACCAAACTCCGAAGCGTAAGCCGTAACCGATTATTTTACGCCCACTGCTATCGTCATTGCTACGCAATTCCACTTTATTGTTCAGTAATCTGCGTTCCTTCTCCATCGCTGCCACCACCCCCTTTCCCGCCAAGTCCTGCTTTCGCTAATTGGTACTTCTCCAAGTTGTCCAACGTAGTGTAGTTGAGGCTGATGAGATGCTTATCTCCGTTATTACCGATGTTATCTGCCTCCAAGAATGCACGAACTTCATTAATCGTATAAACACCCATCTCGATCATTAGCTTGTAATATTCTGCAAGACTCTTGCTATCACCACGCAGTTCGCTTGTTACATCAAACTTTGTGTAATAACGTTTTCGTTCCAATGGTGTGAATAATTTTCGGCGGATCTCTTGTTCCCAATTAACAAAGATCGGTGTTAGCGTATTCTTGACGTACTCAAGCGACTGGTGCTCAATGTTGCTAAATGTAGCCTTATCCAACAGTCCGAGTTTGTGCGGTGGAATTTTGTAAATTTTCGCTACTTCTGAAATACCGAATTTTTGTGTCTCGATGAATTGTGCATCCGCAAGAGGCATACCAAGTGCTTGGTATTCCATTCCTGCATCTAGAATGGCGATCTTGTGTGCGTTGGAAAGTCCAGTGTGAAGCTTTTGCCATTCCTCCCTTGCTTTGTCTTTGGCAGGCTTATCGAGTGGAGTTGGCACTTTTAATACACCGCTAGTCGCCGTACCATTGGAATAGAAAGCTCCCAAAAACTTATCCGAAGACTGTTGTATACCTAACTTTTCGCGAATGACAGCAATAGGCGTAATACCTTTCAGACCGCTTGTTCCGATTGCTTTAAAATGCAAAATATCTGATGCAGGAATCTTTCTTGTTTCGCCACCTGGAAACGGGAATGTTGTTACATACCATATTGATCCATTAGTGAGATCAAAGCGTATATCAGTCAATGCCGGGTGCAGTGGGAATAATGAAACAGGCCTACCGTCTGGACCCCACTCGATGTAACTGTATGAGTTTCCCCATGTAACAAGGTGCATCTCAACTGTCTCTTTGTACGTGTAAGCTGTCATGTACTGGTTTGGTTGCCAGCCTAATAGTTCTGCTACTGGATGTGATTCATCACGCTCAAGCCCGTTCTTCTTTCTTCTATACAACTGAATAGGCAGCTTTCCAATGTCACCGCCAAGTATTGAGGCGCACGTATACACATTAGAGTTAAGCGGTGCTGTATTAGCTGTCACCACTTCTCCGCTTTGTGTATTTGATCCACCCATAAGGTCAATAAGCCAATCAGCAGGATTAGTAAAACCTGAAATTCCCGGAATATCGGCTGTGATACCTCTTTTTTCAAGTAATTGCCGAAAAATCAATCATTTTCACCCCTTTCGTGGTGTTTTTCGGCTCAACAAGTAACCTATAGCGATGGAAATAACCCCAACTGTGTACCAACCTGCAATTATGTTTAGGTAGAATGTTGCTCCGATGATAGCGGATAAGCCCGCTAAAATAAAAAAATCTTCTGCAAATGCCAACAGAAGACGCATAATAATAGCTATTTTTTTCATAATTTCACCGCCTAGAATCCGAAGTCCTCACTCATGATATGCTTATTAAGATCAGCAGCAACGGCATCGAACATCGCTTGAACATGTGCGTTAATTGTTGCAGCCGCAGGGTCAATACGTTGCGTTGACTTTTTTTTGCTAAGCATGATGTTGTCATTTTGATCCTTTTCTGTCACTGCATTACCTAAGGCAAAAGCTAAAACCGGATTCTTATCATGGATTACTTTCTTCTCTAGTACCATTTCGCGAAAGTTCTTAGTAGGCTCAGACAATGTCTTCATTCCTTGTCTAATCTCCACCATAACAAACCCTTTTGTCTCCATATTTTGAGCAAATTGAGTTGCGTTGTAAGGGTCATAACAAATCTGCTTGACGACCCATCCGTTTTCATCAATCATTCGCTGAACATATTCCTCAATGAAACGATAGTCTACTACTGCTCCAGGTGTCTTCGTTATCCATCCTTGCTGCTCCCATAAATCATAAGGGACTTTATCTGTGCGTTTCTTAGTCTCCAATGTTTCCTCTGGCATGAATGAATGACTAAAAACAGATACACGACCATCTTCTAGAGGGAATACAAACGAAACGCTAGTCAAGTCAATCTTAGAAGACAAGTCTATCCCGACATAACACTCTTTCCCTCGTAATTCCGGTAAATTCTCTGGATTAACAGCGCACAATGCCCAACGATCCATGCGCATATACTTATTTGCCCCACCATTTACCCAAACGTTCAAATTCTTTGTTAAAAAATCGTTCATTTTCTCTGGTGCATTGATAGCATTCTTTAAACGTTTACGGATATTATCTCTACCGGCTGGATATGAACACACAATTGGGTTCGCTTTTTCCCAAACAGACTCATCCATAATGTCATCTATTACGTTTCCGTCTTCGTCTTTATCCAGTTCATTAACCATAGCAAAATATTCATCATTTTCTATCGGGTTATTAGGATCTAATAACTTAGATACCATTTCATACTCTACCCTATAGCACGGATTATTCAGCTTTTCGCCTGCGGTAGTAATGATCATCATTAATGGTTGGACACGAGCCATCATCCCTGAATCGATTACATCATACATTTCCGTAGTCTCATGGGCATGATATTCATCAACTATGCCACATTGAGGATTATATCCGTCCCCTTTTTTACCATCTTCTTTACTCAACGGCTTAATTATTGATTGGCTGTTTTTATGTGTAATAACCCCATATGATGTTTTGAACTTGTCCTTCAATTCAGGACATCGCTTAATCATGACATCTATTTCATTCCATACGATTTTAGCTTGATCTTTTTTGGTAGCAGCGCAGTATACTTCTGCCATTCCTTCATCCATAGCCGCTGTTTCATAAGATCCTACACATGCAAGACTTTGAGATTTAGCGTTCTTCCTGCCAACTTGCCAATATCCGTACTTAAATCGTCTATACGAAGTGCTTCTATGCACCCAACCATATATGTTTCCGAAGATAAATACTTGAATTTCATGAGGGTTAATCTTTTCACCTTTCAATATTCCTTTCGTATGGCGAAAAAGAGTCATCCACTCTAAAAACCTCAGTGCCTTATCTTCGTCAAAGATGTACGGGAATTCATCTGTATTCTCTCGTTCAACGTCCCGCAAAAACCTCATACAAGCCCATTTATGCTTTTGACAAGCTACAATTTCGCCATTGATTACGTCTCGAGAATAATCAATTATATATTGTTTAAGCACTATACATTACCGAATCTTTCATCAAATGCTGTTTTCGGTTTTTTATCTTGTTTGGGAACAACCAATTTACATCTTGACGAAATTGTAAGTCCAAGATCACTAGCAGCTTGACGACATTGTTTAAATAGCTTGTCTTGATTCAATAGGAGATCCGAATAAATACCACTTGCAGCTTCTTTGATAGTTGTGTTTGGAATCAATTCACCATCAACTTTATCATCTTCTTTTACCTCATATTGAAGTACAGGACTTCTCGCAAGAAGAGCATTGGTAACTTGAAGATACATTTTACGGGCAATTAAATACCGCGCTAATGCATCAACATCCAAATTTGACATGATGCCAATCTTGACCAACTCTTTGGAGATTTTATTGAATTCTTTCTTCAATTCCTTATCCAAATAAGAAGGCGCCGAGACTTTGTCAACCGGCGCCCTTATTTCTTGATCTTTCCGTTGCTCTATTTCTTGCTTGGTCAAATTCTTCTTGCCTTTGTAAAGCAATAGATCAATCGGTTGCCTTGGCCTCGCCATCATACCGCCTCCTTTCCGAAAATTCATTTAGGGAATTTTTTTTACATTATTGGGGGGCACGCTCTCCGTTGATACTGTCTTAGCTTTCAATGCCCGGGGGGGTTCCCCTGTGTTCAATGTTTAAATCATTGTCAATTGACTTACATAAATTAATCGCTCTAAGAAAGATATCTTGATGTTCATTATGACTAATAATTCCTGATGTACGCATCGGACCTGCCTCTGTTAACAACAACCTTAGCTCACACAGATACTCGATCTTCGTACTTATTTGTTTCTCGTACTCCGCTATCTCCTTCGGTGTTCCTTCTAAGACTATCTCACCTATCGTAGCCTTCATCTTCCAAATCCCCCATCCTCTTTCGCGGTCTTCCTGTCATGACACTGCTTATTCAATGCTTGGTGATTGCGTGGGTCCCAGAACAAAGTAATATCTCCCTTATGGGGTACGATATGGTCCGTTACCTCAGACGGTAGCGGAATGACAGCTTGCTTGCATTCATCACACATGCATAGCGGATGCTGTATAATAAACTGTTTGCTGTACTTCGCCCACCGTCTGCCGTATAGATATTGATATTCCTTGCTTGCATATCTTTGATTTGCGAGGTGTTTATGTCCGTCACAGTATCTTTCAGTCGTAAGTTCCCTACAACCTGGTATACTACATGGTCTTTTAGGTTTACTCGGCATAACTAATTCTCTGCTTAATCATATTAATCTTTTTCCTTCGATCTAATACTTGGCTGACCAATATTCGTTCAATTTTGCGCTGCTGTTTCTTACGCTGCCGTTTGGACTTAGGTTTTATATGTAACAAAGGTCTTATCTTTGACCAATAGATGCGGTCACGTAGCACTCTGAATACATTGGTAATCGCTTCAGCTAACTCGTTGAAGTATCCCTTTACTTTTTCCACTATGCTATTAATTGCATCGATCTGTTCTCTAGTGAGCTGCATTCCATTTGAACAAACGCAAATCATCATGCTCTACGCTCCTTCCTATTACGAGGTCCAGGTTTGGACCTTCCTTTGGTTATCTTAATGAGCCACTTAATGAATCTCATGCGATCACCCTTTATACCAATTTGGTCGACTGCGTTCATCTGCTAATCTTGCAATCCTAGTTTCGTACCTCAAGCATTTCCGACAGAAGAATGTATCCTTTTGTTCATAATGGTCGTTGTATGAACCTTTAATCATGCTGAACTCAGGATAAAGATACTCGTAATCGTGCTCACATGGTTTGGTCTGTACTGCGCTTTTCCATCCATTTTGCGGTGCAGGAGCTGTTGGTTTATTGATCATTTACAACACCCTTTCGAGACATAATAAAAAGGCCCAGCATCCAGCAGCCGTTTTATTGGCATACTGAACACTGGGCCTCTTGGGTCTCTGGTTCATTTTATAATATTTGCTTTAGAACATTCCAAAGTGTATCGCATAGCTCCTTTTCAATAGCTACTTTTGATATACCATCTTTTCTTGCAGCAACTTCCCATTCATCTTTATATGTGCTCATGGAAATGCCACAACCATTTGACTCTAATAGATCGATCATCTGACCAATCGATAAGAACGGTAGTGCTTCTCCTGTATAATAATCTTCAAGAAAGTCTCTGTGTCCTGAATAAATATGTGGACCTTCGTATCTGGTTAAGTCGTCATACTTAACTTTGACTACATAAACATCAGAAAGTCTTGGCGGGCTTCCATACCACCATTCCCGTACTTTTTCTTTCTGCTGTTCTGCCAATTCATCCAATTGTTCAATCGCAATCCTTTGTTTCATGGGCTTCATGAGCCTCCTTATGTATATTTAACGTTTTACACCGTATGCATACAATCTCTGCTCTTCCTTCAATCTTACCAAGAAGCTTGTTGCACTTGCTACACCTAAATTCCTGCATCATCTCCACCTCTTTCGTAACCATCTCAATTATCCATATCTTATATTGTGATGAACTAGATAAACTCTGTTATCCTAAGAACCACGCTATATTTCAGACTTCTTATAAATGAGTTCATTGTTATATTAAATATGGATAATTAAACTCTAAATTTACGTGTAGCATCGTTTATTGTATCCTGCACAATACCAATGTAACGTAACGTGAATGCAGGATCAGAATGATTGAATATCTTCTGAAGCATCGCAATATCATTTGTTCTCTTATAAAAAAAATATCCGTAAGTTTTTCTGAGTGAATGTGTCCCGATTCCGTTTACTTTGTACTTCTCACCAAGCGCTCGTAAAATCCTATATGCCATATTGCGCGTAATAGGCTTATTCACGCCTTCTCTGCTGATGATAAGGAACTCATCTTCATCTCTATCATTCACTAGCTCCAACAACTCACGACGGACAGTTGGGTTCATTTCAAATGTCTTCTGTTTCCCTGTCTTTATTTCTGTCATGTAAAGCTCTTTACGCTTAAGGTCACGTATCCTAAGTTGTAGAATATCGGATATACGCAAACCGGTATTAATTCCTACTTCAAAGAGAATATAGTTTCGTAGATTCTTTCTTTTTAGTAGGTCCTTCTTGATAGCTGCAATTATTTCTGGATCTCGAAATGGCTGTACGAACTTCATTTATTCGTATCACCATCTTTGATGCACTTCTGTTTCCAACAATATTGCACGCCTTCCCATCTACCTTCAACGCAGCCTTTACACTTTTCAGGCTGCTTAGGCGGATCTTTAACCTGTATATTCTTCACGCGACTCCCTCCCCTTGTCCCATATGCGTGATTCTTCCCAATGCAAAAAGAGTCGCACTAGGCGACTCTTCTGCATATACCAATTTATTTTCCCTGTAAAGTGTGCTAATTCCGATGCCATCGGTCAGTACAGAGTGGCTTTTTCTTGATAATACTACTATATCACGGTTTTTCCGTCATTGTCGGACAAAATCAGGACATGAAGCGGACATGAAGCGGACATGATTTTAACTTGCTTCTTCGTCCACTAATACCACCAATCCTAGTGTATTAGCCAATCGATATATAGCCAATGACTTTATGCGTCTATAATGACGGTCAGAATATCCAAGCTGCAGCGCTACCTCTGTGTCACTTACGTTATCATCATCTAAGTATCGCATTCGCACTAGCTGCTGCTGTAATGTGCCTAACCTATTGACAGCTCTCTCAGCACGATCTACATGCCGACTGCGGCGTTCTGACTCGTCTACATTTTTAATAGCGATATTTGCTACTGGAGAGCTAACAGCGTATTTATCTCTAAATTGAGGTTCATAAGCTGCTGTTATCTTCTGTTCCATAGGAATGTATTCTGTTACCTGGTATTCCCTAGCTTCAATCAAGTATTTCTCAACTGCTCTTTTTGTTGCATCCTCATCGATCCGATAAATGCTCATTGATATTTGTACTGCTCTTTTACCTTTACCCATTCCCCTCACCATCCCTTATATGTTAAGATATTGGTGAGAACGTATATTCTCCCTGTCGCCTATCCCCATAGAGTCAGGGAGATTTTTATTTATGTACTTAATAGTTCTGGGTTATCGTAGATGTTTCCGACCACTGTACCGCCAGCCCCTCGGCAGTAATGTATTGCTGTGGCTCCACAGTATGGGCAGCTTTGCTTACTTGTACCTTCTACTGGTAAATTGATCTTTGCCCAATGAGTTACCCATCCTAATAAAGATTCATTGCATTTCCATCCATAACAAAGATTTGGCCCAAGATGCATATGCTGCGCGATAAGTACGACTTGACCATTTGTTACAAGGTGGTTGACATGGCTTTCAATTTCCCTACTGTGTCGATCGTATTTTATCCATTCAATCATTCTCATGTACCTCCTCTTTACTCTTATAAGCATCTAGCCAGCTATCAGGTGGTGTTTCAGAAGTTCTAATAATCTGACCATGTTCATCTATGGCGCACCACATAAGCTTCTGCACCCAAGTTGATTCTTTCATGGCTTTATCTGCTCTCTTGTATATGTCATAGTCTCTTACCTCCCAAATGGTCCATCTTTAAATGCCGAAATGAACATAATTCCGATTACTGCTAAAAAGATAATTACAAGTCCAAGAGGAATGCCAATCACCCACATCAACAAAATTGGAATAGTGAATGTCATACATGTATCCCCTCCTGTATGCGGTCTATGGCTTGCTGTACAAAGTCACAAATGCGATACGCTGCCGTTTCTTCTATTTCATTTTCTATTCTCTTAAGAGTGTTTAGTGCATCTTGGAGTTTGTTAAATAGATCAATAACATCTTGATCGCAATATTCACCTGCATCTACATATCTTTCGAATTCTTCACAACTCATATCTGTTAACTTCAATCTGTTCACTCTCCTTTATAGGAGAGAAGGAGTAGTGTTAGTCCTTCTCAATTTTTTAATTAAAATTCAGTTGAGAACACAATAAACGGTGTGCCATTCCAGTGATTTTCGAGTATTTCTCGAACAGGAATCTTTCTCTGCATAAACTCGTCTTCCCAAATCATTGCATCAAATGAAACTTGTTCACATTGTTCATCAGATTCCTCGCCAGTTGTTTCTAGATACCATTTCTTTGCTTGTTCCAATGATTCAGCAGCTACAGCATCACATTCATTCAGGCGATATACTTTCACATTTTCCATGAATAATCACTCCTTGTGTTTTGATCTCGCTATATCTTCGTACTGCGTCATATTAGAGACCGTAATTTTCTCCGAAATCCTCGATATGATCTTGGAAGAATTGTTCTAATTCTTCTAAGAATGTAGGGTCATCGTGCATTTGTTCAGCTACGGATTCAGCGTTACCAACATCAAGTTGTTCCAACATAAACTTGATCATTTCTTTCATCGCCATTCTTGGATTCATTCCAATCGCTCCTTTGAATTTAATTGCGCTTTATGTGTCTACTGTGTTTTGATCTTGCTATGATTAGATAACCTTCCCACCATGTCGTTGTGGTCGTGTTGCGTTGTATGCCATCTTCTCGGTGATTGCTTTCTCTAAATCGATTCCATAACGTCCGCATGCATCAAATACACGAATAACTATGTCTGCCAGCTCAGAAGGGATGCCGCAAGGCTTGCAATCCGTGGTAATTGGATCATTCAGTCTTGTTTTCAATTCTTTGTTTTCATACCAAACTTCGGTAATATCACGACCGTTCCGATAATCCTCAAGCGCCTCTGATGCTTCCGAGTGGATAAGCGCGATAATCTCCCCAAAACTACGATCTTCTTCCCACCATCCCTTATTTACTGCATTCTGGTGAGCATCTTGCACTAATTGGTTAATAGTTTTCATTTGTTATATCCCCCTATATAAGAGAGGTCTAAGCCTCTCGCACAATATCTTTCAAATCATAGATATATACTTCCATGTCTCGAATAGTGAAGTAACCTTCACTTCTATCAAAGTGATTTCTAGTTTTAAAGACAACAGCAGAAGGGAACCTTGATTGAATTAGCTTAATCACTCGACTTCTGTTATTGTCGTTATCCAGTAGCTCTGGACTTCTACCATACTTGTTATAAACAATTTCATACCCTTCTGCCGCCAACTGCTTTAACCGATCTTTTTTACTAATCTTGTCTGTTACAGGCGTTTCGCTGAACATTGAAATATGATCAAGCATGAAACAGAATCTAGCCTTGTAATGTCCATACTCAGTAAATTCCTCATCACTTACATGATGAAATCCATGTTTGTTCCACCAATTTGAAACAGTGCTTGCTAGATGCTTCAACTGCTCTGGAAGTCCATCCAGCGGTTTAGCTTCACCTAATTGTTTTTCCAGTTCACGAATCCTTTGATTTGCGTTTCTGATTTGCAGGTGACGTTCTTCCTTCTCCTTTGTTAAAGCACTCTCATAATTCAATTGCTTAGATATATCGCAGAAGTGCCCTTCGATTAAACTCGGAAGTATTCCAGCCATTTCTTCAGTTAGTGAATCACTCTCAACCCATTCATGAATCTGCTTTACCGCAAAGAATAGATCCTTTGTTGATTTTAAAAACTTTGCCTTTTCATCATCATTGAGCACGATTAATTTTTCTTGAGTCATCTTCTTTACCTCCCTATGGTTATGGTGCAATATCAAACATATCTATTTGGCCTGTTGCATAATCGGTCTTTATTTCTTCTGTCGCCATTCCTGACCACTGAAGTATCTTGATTTTTTTAAGCTTAGTGTAATCATCGATGCGTTCTTGGTAGAGCGGTATCAAAGTTTTGCTCAAATAATCGATTGTTTCGTTGTTCTTACGTTTTGGATTTCTAAGTAATTCTTGCAGTTGTTTATTTGCACTATCCAATTCCTCACCATCATACTTAAGTGCAGTATTACAGTTAGCGATACAATACAAGCGATTGAGTTCATCTCTTCGTCCCTCTGATCTAAGCTTGAGATACAACTCATTTGGGTAAATCCTGCCGTTTTCCGAATAGATGGCATTAACTGAAACACTGTATATTTGCTCGAATTTCTCAACAGCCTGCTCGATCAGATCAACCATTGTTGATCACTGGCAGCCCTTTTGCCTGTATAGTGTCAAGATGCATTGAATGCGATCCTTCACACACTGAACAAACAGGCTCATCAATCTTGTCGACTTCAACAGCGAAATAAGCTCCGCATTCCTCGTTAGTGCATTTATATAGGTCTAGGTGTATCAAGTTAATTCCTCCATTTCACATGCATCTGTAAAGCATCCGCAGCCGCCGATATCGAACATATCGATCTGCCCATCATTCTCAACTTCATAATGTAAATCTCGGATTGGATAAGGTTTTGAATCTTTCTTCATAAAGCTGTATTGCTGTATCTTCATGTATTCGCTTATTGCACTGCTTGAAGGGTGAATATAAAGCTTTGGTTTGTTAACTCGTCCATAAAAGTAATCTCGATAACAGTCATCTAGCTCTGCCAACATGTAATCCTGAACATGAGTTGGAATTCTATCTTCTTCAGGAACTTTGTCATTGGTAATGTATCGATAAGCTGAAACGCACATTTTCAAGTGATATTCTTGTTCCATGATTTCTTGAAATACATCAGGCATTTGCACTTTCAAAAGCTTGTAATGCCCTTGTCCAGCCTTTACACAGCGTCCGTTACAGTTGTTATGGCTGAATCCGTAATCGTACAGGACAGGTTGCTTGATATCGTATTTTTTCAATACTTCATCTGTCCAGATGTTATTGTCGATCAAAGGCATTTCAACTTCAAACGGCTGCCAGTTCTTCCGTATAGCTGACTCACGGTGCATCTCGTCAAATCCAATCCCGAAGTAAAGTACTGCATCAATCCTCACATCTTCGCCTTTTAGAAACTGCTTATTGCGCCATTCTTCGTGTTGCGGTTTTACACCTTTCTTCAAGAAATCACGAGCGACTTTCATCTTTAGAATCTTCGAGCAATCACCGATCATGCTGTTAAATACTAGCTTTTTCTCGAACATGAGTTGAACTGGATTAAGTCCGGCGCTGTGAATCAATAATGGTAGCTGCAGCTTGTCCGAAGACTCATTGATGAATCGATATAAATCTTCGTTTTCCCAGAGAGTGTCCGTGAAGTACAGGAGTATATTATCTTCTGGGTATTTGTTTTTAACGTAATCTGCTACTGCAAAGCTGGCTTTACCACCACTGAAGAAAATAATCCTGTTTGTCACTCTCTCCTATCTCCTTTCACTCACACAATAGATTTAACATTAACGTCAGATTTATAGTTTAAAATCTTTGTGTCATTAAGTTCCTTGCATTTATGCTTTGGATAATTGTAGTAGCTATATTTTCTCTTGCATGCTTTACATAAAACTCGCTTATACTGTTTCGGATAAGTCACATAATCAACTCCGTTTCTGTAGCTGCTGCAATTCTCTAGCTGCTTCATATCTCACTTCAATGTTCTTGGATTCATCCGTAGCAATTTGGTAAAGCTGTTCTATAGTCAAGTTAACCTACTCCTACGCGCTCTTATTCTTCTTTGGCGGTCTTGTACTCTCATTGAATGGCTCATGATTTTTATCCAATGTTACAAACTTGTTGTAGTTCTTAAGGAATGCCAGCTCCACCGTTCCAACTGGTCCATTCCGCTGCTTGGCAATGATGATTTCGATCGTATTCTTCTTCTCGGATTCCTTATTGTAGTAGTCGTCACGATACAAGAAGGCTACAATGTCCGCATCTTGCTCAATCGATCCTGATTCTCGAAGATCTGAAAGCATTGGTCGTTTATCCTGCCGCTGCTCTACGCCTCGGCTAAGCTGAGATAGTGCGATAACTGGTACATCCAATTCCCTAGCCATCTGCTTGAGCATACGTGAGATTTCAGATACTTCCTGCTGACGGTTTTCGCCTTTTCCTCGACCAGCAATCAGCTGTAGATAGTCGATCAATACTAGCCCTAATCCATTCTCCTTCTTCAATCGTCTGCACTTCGATCTGATTTCGTGAACGGTTAAGTACGGGCTATCATCAATGAAAATATTAGAATTAGATAGTGATCCAATCGACATCGTGATTTTTTCCCAATCTTCACCTTCGAAGTATCCAGTTCGTAGTCGGCTAGCATCAACATTCCCCTCAGAGCTCACCATGCGCTTAACTAACTGACTTGCTGACATTTCAAGGCTGAATATCCCGACAGTTTCTTTGCTTTTAAGTCCAACATTCTCCGCAATATTTAGTGCGAAAGCTGTTTTACCTACTGATGGACGCGCTGCGACAATAATGAGATCAGAGCGTTGAAATCCGCTAGTCATCTTGTCCAAGTCAGAAAATCCACTTGGTATTCCTGTTACGCCACCGCTAGAACCCCGATTGTTGTACAGCTTCTCAATATCGTCATACACTTCCACCAATACGTTTTTTATTGGCTTAAACTCTCTTGCTGGAGCTGCTTGATCTGCTAGGTTTATGACTGAATTTTGCATTGAGGATAATACAGAATTTATGTCAGTTGACTCAAGCGCCTGGTCAATATGCAGCTTACTTTCTTCGATTATTTTTCGCCTTGTGTGTTTATCCAACACCCTTGCGATATAATGTTCAATGTTTGCTGTGCTCGGAACACTCGAAGCCAACCTTGAGAGATAAGATACACCGCCGATATCATCCAGTTCTTCTGTATCAGTTAGCTTTCCAGTAAGAGTAAGTAAGTCAATAGCAACTGGATGCTCTGAGTCGTTCAATGCTTCCATTGCTCGATATATCCGCCTATGCGAATGATTATAGAACTCGTTCCCCTGCAGCAGCTCTCTAGCTCGCTCAATCAAGTCTCCTTGCCTGATAATTGCTCCAATCACAGCCTGCTCTGCTTCATAATCCTGCGGCATAACAATGACTAATTGCTCATCGTTGTAGTAAGTCACGAATCTTCCCCCTTAAGCCCGGCGGTGGTGGTGCTGCGCTAGCTTTCCAAGCATCAAGTTGCTCAAAATACTCCTGTGCTGCATCCTTCGACCGCTGCCGATCTTGCTGCTCCCCTAACCGTCCGCGTATGTCGGAAATTGTAGGTGGGAACTTGTCCGTCATGATATGCTGATCAACATTTGCAACAGCCACGTCATAAGGGAAATCTCTAAGGTACTTATGGCATTCGTTAACGCTCTCCAAGCTTGCATCGAAGCTAGGGTAACGTTTTTTGACGGTCTTGAATAGTTTAGCTACTTCTGCTAGTTCCAAGCTTTCTCTCCTCCTCTGCAATGAGTCTATCCAACTCATCCAATTCTTTTTGTTGCTTGCTGCGATAAGAAGTTTTTCCAAGGGCGACAGGTTCCGACGGCACGTTTTCTGTTATGGAGCCAAGGGCGACGGGTTCTAGTGGTTCCGTTATGGCCTTCTCTTTGACCCAAGCGTCATAAATTGCTGGAGCGCAATATGTGAATGTCCTGATACGGTCAAGACGATGTTTAGGTGTATATTTTTCAAAGGATTTATCAATACCAGACTTGATAGTTTCAACAGGTATTCCATCTGCAATAGCCTGCCTGATTGCTTTCTCATCGTCATAGTTAATATCAAATCCTGAATTTCGTTTGATTATAAAATAATCTTCAACTTCTTTTGCTCGACGTTTAAATTCTAGTTCATCAATTATTTGATGTTGTTCAGAATCAGAAGAAGAAGATAAGGTCTTTATAATATCTTTATTAGATCGGACATTTCTGTCCGTGTGATCGGACATTTCTGTCTGATCTATAGTTGAGTGATCGGACAATTTTGTCTGTTCTCTCACTTCAGATAGGACATTATTGTCCGATCTATTTTTGTACTTTTTAGAGTTTCTTACTTCAATAATCAGCCCATATGGAGCACGAATGACTTGTATATAATGATGCTCTTCAAGTATGTCTATCCATCGGCTAACTGTCTTATCATTTACTTCAAAAGGATCAGCAAGATCTGATAGTTTCATAGGCTTACCGCCAAGCACTAACCCCCATGTCACACCATCATCATCCATCTTTTCTTTTGTAGTTGAACTGATGCACCAGAGGAAGAACCATAGTGCCTTATTAATCCGTTTATAATGTTTTGGCTCCAACAACCCCGAATAGGTAGCAAATGGATAGCTTTCAGACATCCTTATCAACTCCTATGCAGGTATGACTTTAACAAGGCTTGTATAACGATGGATTAGATGAATCTCATTACCTGGAGCCTTGCGGATTAACCAAACCTCTAGACTGCACCCAGCAGCCTGCATTGCGATCTTCTGCCTACGTGTTGGCTTCTTACCTCTTGCCATTTTGACCACTCCTATCATCCCTAAGATATATAAATGGGTACTTAGCTCTTACAACCGTGAAGCCCGGGTAACCTCGTTCGAAGTATCGTTTAACTTCTTGCTTAAAACGATCGGGGTCCGAATCTTTCAGACCCCATATTCGATTGCTTATGCCTGATTTCATAAGTGGTTTATCATCTACCATATCTAAAATTCAATGCCTTTAATGCTAGAGCTGTATTATGTTCATCTAAATAATCCATATTACCAAGATCAACCTTATCCCTACCGTTAAAAAGGTGTAACGCAAGCCTCAGCATAAACTTCTCACTTTTCGACCACGTCTTGGAAATAGCTTTTAACCTGTCCACTTCAATAGTCCGATGTTTGAAGTCAATGTACTCATTTGTCCAATAACTTCTCAATTTTTTTGACCCATGAAATATAAGCATTAAAGAATACCAATATCGATCATTAACCAATTCCTCAGGAATAATCATCTTCCATCCTCCGACAAAGTATGATAAAATAGGAATAACAAAACTTTTAACCGAGTTTTACACGAAGTCGCTTTGCAGAGCGGCTTTTTTTATTTTGCATTACATCTTTCAATACCATCAATCGTTCACCTTTTGTAAGTGATAGCCAATCGCTAACCTTAACATTCATCCAATATCCCTCCTTATCAAGTTTTCAACTTCCTACTAAACTAAGTAAATTTTGCATAATTGAAATCCCGTCCATTCCCAAAAAAAATGCTACTGCTACATCCTTTGCTCCAGTAACTTCAGCCCACATTAGTAATGTGTTAGCATCAAGTGTCTTTTGGTCATTCTCTAGTTTGCTAATACAACTACGTGAACGATGCATCTTTTCCGCTAATTGTTCTTGACTTAATCCTGCTCGCTGCCTGCAAGCTAGAAGGATGGCACCAAACTTCATCCTACAATCCTCCCCTCTATAAAAATGTTCAAATTGCCCAGTGTTGGAACAGCGCACTATCTATTTATGAATTAATATTAAATTAATCCTTTACCTAGCTTGTCCACCTTACTGGTACCGCTGGCACATCCCCACCGGCGGTATCCACCATCCTTAGCTAACGCATGCCTTAACTGGTTCTAATTGCTTTACTGATTCTATCGGATCAGCTACTTTCCATGTCTGACCAGTTTCTAGGTTTTTGATTAGTAATGCGCATTTAATAACAAGTTGCGGGAAGTCTTCGGGTCTGTGCCCAAGTACGATCGATGGATCTTTTCGAGATACAACAGTTTCCGTTCCGAGTCGAAGCTGTTTTCTCTTGGTTTTAGCCATGATATCCCCTCCAATCATTTAATAATCAATATGCCTTATTGCTTGGGCATGTTGACATAAATCTTTAACATATTAACTGTTTAAATCTTCGACATTCTCATCCAACAACTTCTGAGCATTCAACATCTCTTCATACACGATGGGCAGCTCATTTTTAACAAAGTCATTTGCGATCTGAAGCTTGTATAGTTCACTTGCAGCCTGATAGTTTTTTAAAGCTGAGTTAACTGCATGCAGTGCATACTTCATATTGATTTCCTTTCTCATATTGTTGCTTGTAATTAAGCGTATCGCTTAATTCGTTCTCAAAAAAAATTCTAATATCAACATCTAAAGCAGTGGCAATTTGCTGTAATGAGTCAACATTAAGTGTTCTTCTTCCAGTCGATATTCCATGATACCAGCTAGTAGTTTTCCCACATTTCTTAGCAATGTGCGTTTTAGTTACGCCTTTACTAACTCTTACTTCTTCAACTTTTTGATGAACTGGTTTCATATCATCACCCCTAACAAATGCGCGTAACGCTTAATATAGTTTGATTATAGTTTAAGCGTTACGCTTAGTCAATATAATTTTTATGCTTTTCGCATAAAAATTTTAACGTTGCGCTTAATAATGTTATATTCAATAGTGAGGTGTTTATAATGAGTGTATTAGGAAAACGATTGAAACAAGCTAGAGATGCCAAAAAAATGACTCAGATTGATGCTGCAAAAAAATTAGGAATTTCAAATGGTACATTATCTGGATATGAACGTAATTATAGAGATCCTGATACACTAACACTTGAAAAAATGGCTGCTTTATATGAGGTAAAAGTGGATTGGCTTCTTGGAAGAGACTCAAACTCTAACAGTATCGATACCTTATATTCCGATATTAGCGATATTGATAAAGAAATCATGAGGGTATTTCGAGAGCTTGCTCCTGAAGATCAAGAATATGTAGTTGATTTAATGAAGAGGATTCAGAGAAAACCATAAGCGTACTATAAAAAGAATCTCCCGGGCCCTGGGAGATTAAGTCTGTGATGTTAATTCTGGTTGCTGAACAATTGACTTAATGCTTTGTGCAAATCCTTAAAATTCCCTTGGTCCTCAATTAGAGATAATAAAGAAATTAACTCGTCAGTTGATGCAGAGTGGATAGTTTGCATAAATAAATCTTCAAGAGTTGCAGCCATTACATCCTCCTATGAGTATGCCGTTTGTCAATGTAATCACATTATATACGAACATACGTTCTTATTCAATCTATATATCTACGTATGAAGAGGAGTTTAGTCATGACCTATCGTCCTGGTCGATGCCTACTCCGTCATCTTCTTATACAACGTAAGAAAACTCAACAATGGCTAGTCGAAGAAACTGGTATAGATAAATACCGAATCTCCGATTATGCGAATAATCGTGGAGTCATGAGTCTGCCTACGGCAAAGACAATAGCATCAGCTCTTGATTGTCCAATAGACGATCTCTACGAATGGTTGATAGATGACGGATCAGCAAGAGAGTAATACTACTCTCGACCAGATATCAGTTGTGTACATACACAACTGAAAGACTTTATGACAGCGCTGTTCTCCGTCTTCGTATCAAATATATCATGTTATCAAAGTCTTATAGTAATTAAATTTATGGTTAATTAAGGGGATGAATTTTGTGAATTTTGTGTCAATCGATTTTGAAACAGCTAATAGTAGTAGAAACAGTATTTGTTCTGTAGGAATTGTAGTAGTAAAAAATGGTGAAATAACAGATAGTTATTATAGTCTTGTGAAACCACCTACACTCGATTTTGATGATATTAATATTTCAATCCATGGAATTACGCCTAAAGACGTTAAAAATAAACCTACTTTTAGAGAATTATGGAAAGAAATTTTACCTTATCTTGTCGGTAATGATGTTATTGCACATAATGTATCTTTTGATTTCAGTGCATTAAGAGCAGTATTAGCATACTATAATTTAGATTTTCCTGAACTAAATTACTATTGCTCCTACCTACTATCAAAGAAAGTTTGGCCTGGTCTACTTTCTTATAAATTGACAGCAGTTGCTAAAGAAATTAATTATCAATTTAAACATCATGAAGCATTAGAAGATGCACAAGCAGCTGCAAAGATTATAATTGAAGTCTGTCAAATACATAATTCGGAATCTTTATCTGACCTTTATTCAAAACTGGAAATGACACCAGGAAGATTATTTATAGATGGTTATACACCTGCATCAATTGGATTAGCACAATCAAAATTAAAGCTAAAAGCTAAAGATATTTCATCTAACAATACTGAATTTGATGAGACTCACCCGTTCTACCAAAAAGTAGTTGTGTTTACAGGAACTCTTCAATCTCGTTTGCGGAAAGAAGCTATGCAAGAAGTTGTTAATCTAGGTGGCATATGTAATGATGGAATAAACAAACATACCAACTTTCTAGTTATGGGAGAACAAGATTTTGCTCGTATCGGCGGAGATAAAAGCAGTAAAATTAAGAAAGCGGAACAGCTTTTAGCAAATGGACAAGAGATTGAGCTTCTTTCGGAAGTAGACTTTATAAGGCTTTTATCATAATGAATATTCTATCTAGGAGGTTCATCGATGCGTGTAGCAGCTTATATTCGAGTAAGTACAGATGAGCAAGCAGACAAAGGAAATTCGCTAGGTGAACAAGAGGAACGTCTAATATCATATTGTCGGGCAATGGGATGGGAACGGCCGATCTTATATATTGATGATGGTTACAGTGCCAAAGACTTGAATCGTCCTGAAATGATTAGATTGCTTGACGATATCGATCAGAATAAATATGACATGGTACTTACAACCAAAATCGATCGTCTATCCCGTAAACTCCTTGATTTGCTAAACTTAATTAAACAGTTTGAGCAGCATAATTGCGGATATGCATCCGCATCCGAACAGTTAGATACTGCAACACCAGTTGGTAAGATGGTGCTACAAATATTAGGTGCATTCGCAGAATTTGAGCGTGAGCGGATCAGTGAAAGAGTTAGAGACAACATGATTTCTATTGCAAAACATAGCAAACAGAAGCTAATCACGCGACCATGTTATGGGTATGATGCTGGTGATGGAATAATGGAAATAAATGAGGATGAAGCAGAAGTAGTTAAGCAAATGGTGAGTTGGGTATTTGAGGGACATGGATTGAGGGAAATCTCCAAGAGATTGAATCAACAAGGGATAAGAACTAAAGGCAATAAGAATAGCAGAGACTTCTCTTGGGAAGAAAGCAAGGTAAGACGATTACTGGCCAATGAGACGATATGCGGGATGATGATCTATAACAAGAGGAAATCTAGTGGAGACAAGATCGTTATAAGAGACAAAAATGAATGGGTTATTCAGTATGACCACCATCCTGCAATAATATCGAGAAATGAATTCAATGAATTACAAACTATACTACATACTCGGAAATTAGCTAATAGACATGTTGGGGATGATACATATTTATTATCTGGTCTAGTTCGCTGTAAGCATTGCGGCGAGAAGCTATCTGGTAATACCCAGAAGATGAAACGAGGTTCTAAAGAGTATGAATATAATAGATACATCTGCCAGACGTATGTTAAAAAAGGTGGATGCTTCTATCATGCAATATATCGTGACGATATCGAGAGGTTAATTGTCGATCGCATCACTGAAGTTGCTCAAAGTGCTCCAGGAGATATGAATTTAAAGGTTAGCAACCCGAGGAACATTCAGAAAGAACAAAATGATCTGCAGAATGCTCTAAAGAAAATTGATCATAAAATGCAGAAGCAGATAGAAGCATATGAGGATGATGCTATTTCAAAAGAGGATTTAAGGAGAGCTAGTACTCGTATTGAAGGGGAACGCTCGAAAATAATGAAGCAGCTCGCAGATTTAGAGAAGAATCAAGATAAGTTAATTCAAGCTAAAGTGCATCAGAAGGCAAAGGATTTAATTGGTGATATCCTTTCAGATGATCGGCTGAAAGTCAAGGAAGCTATTCGCCTGCTAGTAAGCAATATTGAGGTTTCAAACGGGGAAATCGTTGATATTACATGGTTCGGTGGGTGA